CAGTGAGTATACAAAAAATTATAGAATTTTTATTACAAAAGGAGCTGAAGAGAAAAAATGGTAGATCTAACGGGAAATCACGAGGTTAAGGCCATATGCCCTCGTTGTATGGGTAATGGTTACATCAAAGTATTTAGTGAATTTATTAGAAAAAAAGAACTTGACTGTCCGCAATGTGACAGCCAAGGTTGGGTTATGCTGCCAGCGAATCAATGCAGAGAAAACGTTGAGGGTGGTATTGAGCCAAAGTGGATGAAGACGGGAGAGACTAT